AAATGACTGTTAATGTAAAAGATTGTAGAAAGTTTGTAGAAGATTCTAAATTTTCTCAATTTCTTTTAAATAATACTACTGATTTTTCAGTAGCCGCTTGGGTATTATCTACTTTATTAAACGAGTTGGATAAGTATGAAGTTGATTCTAATTAAAAAATATGTTATAATATTTATATAAAATAATTATTGAGGAAGTAATTGAATGTATTTTAATTGTCATAATCATACAATGTATTCGAATCTTCGATTACTTGACTGTATTAATCAACCAAAAGATTTAATTGATAAAGCAATTGAATTAGGTCTTTCTGGAATTGCTATTACTGACCACGAATGTTTGTCAGCGCATATGGAAGTAAATCAATATGCTAAAAAACTTTTAGTAACTAATCCTGATTTTACTATTGCATTAGGTAATGAAATTTATTTAACTGATGATAGAGAATCAGGACAAAAGTATTATCACTTTATTTTAATCGCAAAAGACGCTTTAGGGCATAAAGCATTAAGAGAATTAAGTTCTATTGCTTGGTATAATTCTTATGTTGATAGACGTATGGAAAGAGTTCCAACAACAAAAGAAGAACTTGCCGAAGTTGTTCTTAAATATAAAGGACATTTAATTGCGACAACTGCTTGTATTGGCGGTGAATTAGGCACCAATATTCTTTATATGCTTGATTGTGATAGAGTTGGTGATACTATTAATAGAATGACTTATCATAATAATATTATTGAATTTATTCAATATTGTAAAAATCTATTTGATGATGATTTCTATATTGAATGCGCTCCTTCAAGCACGGCAGACCAAATCGCAGTTAATAAAATGCTATTAAAAATTGCCTCTGTTTTTGATGTTAAATTAGTTCCTGGAACTGACTCTCATTATTTAACTGCAAAAGAAAGACCAATTCATAAAGCATATCTTAATTCAAAAAATGGTGAAAGAGAAGTTGATGATTTTTATGAATTTTCTCATTTGATGGATTCTAATGAATTATATAATTTATTAAAATTATCATATGAACAGTCTGTTATTAATGAAATCATATCTAATTCATTAGAACTTCAAAAGAAAATTACTTTTTACTCTCTTGAACGCAAACAAATTATTCCAAAAGTAGAAGTTTTAGATTATCAAAAAACCTTATCTCATTTTGGTATTAATAATAATTTGCGAGATGAATTAGATAATAGTTGGCCTACTATTAAAAGTCTTTTATTATCCGATGATATCCAAGAACGGTATTGGATTAATGAATGTTTAAATGGATTAATTGATAAGGATTTGTGGAAATATGAGTATATTTCAAGAATAGAAACAGAAGCAGACATTATAAAATATATTGGTTCTGGTCTAAATGATTGCCTTTTTGCTTATTTTAATACCTTTAAACATTATATTGATTTATTTTGGGAGTGCGGTAGTATTGTAGGACCAGGGCGAGGAAGTGCTACCGGTTTTTTATCAAATTATTTACTTGGTATTACGCAACTTGACCCCATCCGTTGGAATCTCCCTTGGTGGCGTTTTCTGAATCGGGAGAGATTAGAACTACCGGATATCGATATAGACCTTGCACCATCCAAGCGCCCTTCTATATTCAACGCCATTCGCGAAGAGCGTGGTGAGTTTGGTCTCATTCAAGTAGCCACCTTCGGAACAGAAGGAACAAAATCAGCAGTCTTAACTGCTTGCCGTGGTTATAGAAGTGAAGATTATCCAGATGGTATCGACGTAGACCAAGCGCAATATATGTCCTCTTTAATTCCGCAAGAACGTGGTTTCTTATGGGATATTAAAGATGTTGTATATGGTAATCCAGAGAAAGACCGCAAACCTGTTACGACTTTTATTAGAGAAGTAAATAGATTTCCAGGTTTATTAGATATTATTATGTCTATTGCAGGTCTTGTAAATAAGCGCTCTTCTCACGCTTCTGGTGTTATTTTATATGGCGAAGACCCATATGATACAGCGGCTTTTATGAGAACTCCTAGTGGTGATTTAATTACTTGCTATGACCTACATAAAGCAGAAGCCGCAGGAGATACTAAATATGATTTCCTAGTAACAGAAGTTTCAGATAAAATTATTAAATGTATTGAATTACTTATTGAAGATGGAGTTATTAAACAAGACAGTTTAAGAAATACTTATAATAGTATTCTTCATCCAGAAGTATTAGATACAACTGATAAAAAGATTTGGGAACATCTTGCCGCAGGTGATGTTCTTGATGTATTCCAGTTTAGTGGTGGTGTCGGTTTAGCAATTGCTAAAAAACTAAAACCGCAAGACCCTCTAGAAATGACTGCGGCGAATGCTATGATGAGACTGATGAGTGAAAAAGGCGTTGAATCACAGCAAGATAGATATGCTAGAATTCAACGAGAAGGTATTCATATTTTTGATTGGGAAATGAAACAAAAAGGTTTACCAGAAAATATGATTGCTAAATTACATAAACATTGTGATAAGTATTTTGGTTGTTGTCCTATCCAAGAGCAGATGATGGAAATACTTATGGATGTTGCTGGATTTACTCTTGGAGAAGCAAACTCTGCTCGAAAGATTGTTGCTAAAAAGCAAATGGATAAAATTCCACAATTAAAAGAACAGGTATTTAGTAGATTTGATAATCATAATATTGCTGATTATTTTTGGAAATTAGCAGTAGCACCGCAATTAGGGTAAATGGCTTGCCCTTACACACCTAACCTGTTATCGCAGGGGTAAATTAATAACCCTTTTTGGGGCTAAACTTATTAATTTGCTAACGGGGAAAGTTAAGTATTAATGAAAGAATCATTAATATATACCAATCCCGTGATAAATGTCTTAATGGTCCTTTAATACATCTTAAAGGAGAAATGAAATGGTATTTTATATTTATAAATATACTAATTTAATTAATAATAAAAAATATGTTGGTTAGACTAATAATTTTCAAAGAAGAGTCAACGAACATAAAAGTTGTTCTTTTAATCCCAATAGTGTAAATTATGATGATAAAATTCATCAAGCAATTCGTAAATATGGATATAGCAACTTTAAAATTGAAATTCTTGAAATTATAACAGAGGCTAAAACATATGATTTAGTGAATGAACGTGAAAGTTATTGGATTAAAGAAGAGCAAAGTTTATTGACTCAATGGGGATATAATGTTTTAGAAGGTGGAAATAATAGTTGGAGGTCTTTTTTAACACAAGAAGATGTTGAAAAGATAAAAATGATGATTAAAGATGAAATACCTTATTCAAAAATACAAGAATATTATCCCATATCTAAAACTTTTATTTCAGGCATCAATTCTGGAAAATATTTTTATAATGAAAAAGAAATATATCCTTTATGCAGATATCGAATTTCTAATGATATCTATGATGCTTTAATTGAAGATTTAATAAAACCTGAACTGACTTTTAAAGAACTAGCACAACGATATAATTTAGGAGAATCAACTATTAAAAAATTTAATTATGGCACATTACAAAAAGGATATTATAAAGGTGAATATCCTATTAGAAAAATAACTCCACAAAAATATAAAAGACAATTGATAAAAGAATATTTATTAAACACTAATCTCCTATATAAAGATATTGTAAAATTAACTGGAACGTCTGATGAAACAGTGCGCAGAGTTAATATAGGTGCAATTGATAAAGATGAAAATTTAAAATATCCATTAAGATAAATATTGTAGAGACTATTCTGGGTGAGACCGGAAGTAGGATTACTATTGATACGTAGTTCGAAATGGTGTGCTATAATTTGTATATTATAGTAAAAGATAGTCCAGTCCTCATAGAAATATGAGAATAACTGATGCATTTAGTTTGAATCATTCTCTTCCTTATTCATTTGTTGGTATTCAAACTATTTATTTAGCATATAAATTTAATCCTATTTATTGGAATACTGCTTGCTTAATTGTTAATAGTGGCGCTACTGATGAAGAAGCAGGCGGTCAAACTGATTATGGTAAAATAGCAAAAGCAATTGGAGATATTAGAAGTGCGGGTATTAAAGTCAGTCTTGCTAATATTAACCGATCTAAATTTGGTTTCGCTCCTGACGTAGATAAGAATCAAATACTTTTCGGTCTCAAAGGATTGCTAAATGTTGGCGATGAAATTGTCCAAAAGACAATTGAAAATAGACCTTATTTTTCTGTAAAAGACTATGTAAATAAAGTTAAACCAGGTAAACAAGCAATGATTTCCCTTATTAAGGGAGGGGCTTTTGATGAATTAGAACCTGATAGAAAATTTACAATGGCTTGGTATATCTGGGATAATTGTGATAAAAAGAAAAGAATTACTCTTCAAAATATGCCAGGATTAATCAAATATGATTTAATTCCAAAAGACACAGAAGATAGAATTACTGCTTATCGAGTATATGAATTTAATCGTTATTTGAAAGCAACTTGTAAATTCACTCCTACTGATTATAAAGTAGATGAACGTGCTTATAACTTTTTGATAAAAATTTCTTGTGATGATATGATTCACGGAGATATGTTATTAGGAGTTAAACAATGGGATAAAATTTATCAATCTTATATGGATATCTTCCGTGCGTGGATTAATGAAAATAAAAACCAAATTCTTAATGATTTAAATAGTAAAATCTTTAAAGAAGATTGGGATAAATATGCGTCCGGCAATATCTCTTCTTGGGAAATGGAAGCATTATGTTTCTATTATCACGAACACGAATTATCTAATGTAAATAGATGGAAGTATGGATTCGCTGATTTCTTTAAACTTCCAGTAGAACCAGTAATTGCTTCTACGTTTGAGCGCGGAGGTAAAGATATTAATATTCTTAAATTAGATAAAATTTATGGAACTTGTATTGCGAAGAATAAAAATAAATCGACAGTTACTTTACTAACTCCTACTGGCGTTGTCGAAGTAAAGTTTAGAAAAGAATATTTTAGTTTGTTTGATAAAAGAATTAGTGAACGTGGAGAAGATGGCGCAAAACATATTGTTGAAAAATCTTGGTTTGACCGAGGTAGTATGATTGTTGTTATGGGATTCCGTTCTGGTGATAATTTTATTACAAAGAAATATGCGAAAGATTCTGGTCATCAATTATATAAAATTGATAAAGTAGAAGAAAATGGCGATTTAATTTTGCGCTCTACAAGATATCAAGGAGAGGAAGAAGAAGATGGCTAAAACATTAACCTGTCCTTTCTGCGGCCGGTCCTTTTCGTGGGTCGGCCCAATAAGGTATTGGGATGAATATATCTGTGAATGTGGCGCTAACTTATGGTTAAAAATTATTTAGCGCTTGGAGGTTAATGATGAAGTATAAATTAGTTGCCTTAATTGGCAAAGCAGGCTCTGGCAAGGATACTATTATGAAAGAAATTTTAAAATAGTTTGACCCTTATTTTCACGAGATTGTGAGTTGTACTACTCGTGCTCCACGAGACTATGAAGTTGAAGGAGTTAATTATCATTTTTTTACACTTGAAGATTTTACTAAAAAGGTTATTAATGGTGAAATGCTTGAATCAACTGAATTCAATGGTTGGTTTTATGGCACTAGTCTTGATGCTTTAAGTGAAAATGATATTAATATCGGTGTATTTAATCCTGCCGGAATTCGTTCTATTATGAAAAATCCGGATATAGATATGCGAGTATTTTATATTACTGCTAGTGATAAAACTCGATTATTAAGATAGTTAAATCGAGAAGATTTTCCAAATGTAAAAGAAATTATTAGGCGTTATTAGACAGATGAATAGGACTTTTTAACTGTTGATGATGAATTTGACCCGTAGCATATTGGTAATGATAATAGTAATGCGCCTTGGCTTGTGGCTAGTAGAGTTACTAAACATTGCGCCGACTGGTTAATTGAGGTCAACAAAGATTAATGAATAATATTCAAAACACAAAATATAGTGTGGCACTACTTATTGCCATACTATATTTGTGATGGAGGATACTAAATATATGGTTTATATAATTAAACGCAATGGAGCAGTTGTTCCATTTGACAAAGATAGAATAGTTATTGCAATTAATAAGGCATTTATTGATGTAGACGGCACACTATATGAAACTGATACCGCACACGATATTGCTGATGAAATTTATGAGAAAGCCGCTTTAAGTGACATTAACTATACGGTTGAAGAAATTCAAGATTTAGTAGAAGATTACTTAATGCGTAGTGAACGAAAAGACGTAGCCAAATCTTATATACGATATAGATATAAAAAAGAAGTTGCAAGAGATTACACCGATGATTTTATTACAGCGATTGGTGAAAAAATTAAAGGTGAAAAAATTGAAAACCAAAACGCAAATGTTGATGAACACTCTTTTGGTGGAAGATATGGTGAAGCGGCTGATTTATTAATGAAGAAATATGCTCTCGATTTTTGCGTAAGTAAAATGGCAAGAGATAATCATAATAACAATGAAGTTTATATTCACGACTTATCTGCTTATGCTGTTGGTATGCATAACTGTTTAAGTATTCCTTTTGATAAATTATTGGCAGAAGGATTTAATACTCGTCAAACTGATGTGCGTCCCGCAAATTCTGTAAATACTGCTTTCCAATTAGTAGCAGTTATTTTCCAATTACAATCTTTACAGCAATTTGGTGGTGTATCTGCTACTCATTTAGATTGGACTATGGTTCCATATGTAAGAAAAAGTTTTTGGAAACATTTTTATGATGCTTTTAAATATCATTTTGATGTTCCACATCAATATACAGGTGGACTTGCTTATAATGATTATTTAAAAAAAGTTGAAGAATGGATTATAACTCAAAAAAATCAAAATTCTCCAATTGAAAATGGTAATGTTAAAGAATATAGTTCTTTATATAATCAAGCAATGAAAATGACCGAAAAAGAAACTGTTCAAGCAGTTGAAGGTATGTATCATAATTTAAATACTCTTCAATCCAGAAGCGGTAATCAATTACCTTTTACTTCTATTAATTATGGTACTTGTACTAGTCTAGAAGGAAGAATGGTAATTAAAGCCTTGTTAGAAGGTTCTATTAAGGGTGTGGGCAAATTACATAAAACTTCTATTTTCCCTTGCGGCATTTTCCAATGTATGAAGGGCGTTAATAGAAAGCCAGGAGACCCAAATTATGACTTATTCAAATTAGCATTGCGTTCAACTGCCCAACGACTTTACCCTAATTACGCAAACGTAGATTGGTCAGGAAACGCAGGATATGATATCAATGACCCCACTACATACTTTAGCACAATGGGTTGCCGCACTGCGAACGGTTGGGATGTCAATGGACTAGGTCAGCAAAAAGATGGGCGCGGTAATATCTGCCCTGTCACTATCATCCTTCCTACGATTGCAATGGAATCTCGAAAGATATATGAATCAGGAACAAGTGGAAGCGCTTCATTAGAAGATGCATTTTTCTACTTATTAAATAAAAAAATTCACGAAGCAAAAGATATGTTAATTGAACGCTTTGAATGGATTTGTTCTCAAAATCCTGCTTCTGCTAAATTTATGTACGAAAATGGTTTAATGGCAGGTTACGATGGTAAAGATATTCGCAGCGCTCTCAAACACGGAACTTTGGTAATAGGTCAATTAGGTCTTGCAGAATGCTTACAATTATTAATTGGTACTGACCACACTTCACTTGAAGGAATGGAATTAGCAAAAAAGATTGAAAACTTTTTTAAAATTCATTGTGCTGAATTTAAAGAGAAATATAAATTAAATTTCGGTGTTTATTATACTCCTGCCGAGAATCTTTGCTATACTGCTTTAAAGAAATTCCGTGAAAAACATGGAATTATTCCAAATGTAAGTGATAGAGAATTTTTTACTAATTCTATGCACGTTCCTGTATGGAAAGAAATGAGTCCTTTTGAAAAAATTGATATTGAATCCCAACTTACTGGCTATTCTAGTGCTGGTTGTATCACTTACGTTGAACTTGATAGCGGTGTTAAAAATAATTTAGAAGCGCTTGAAACCTTAGTTAATTATGCTATGGATAAAGATATCCCATATTTTGCGATAAACGTTCCCAATGACACTTGTTTGTCTTGTGGATATACTGATGAATTTAATGATGCCTGCCCTGAATGCGGCAGTCAGGAAATTCAACAATTACGTCGTGTTACTGGCTATTTAACGGGTAATTATAAAACAGCATTTAATAAAGGTAAGCAAGCAGAAGTTGAAGAAAGAGTTAAACATAAATAAGGTTGTCCAAATTTGGACAACCTTTATAAAGCCTCTTTAAAAAATATTTATATATAATAGAAGAGGTGTGTAAAATGGCTTTAATATATAAAATTACAAATAAAATTAATAATCAATCATATATTGGAAAAACGATTCAACCTTTAAAGGTAAGATATCAAGAACATCATCAAGACTGTGCTAAATATTTAAAAAATCAAAAAACTTCTATTCCATTATATAATGCAGTTAATATTTATGGCTGGGATAATTTCACAATAGAAATTATTGAAGATAATATCCCTAATAAGTTAATTAATGAAAAAGAATAGTATTATATAAAATATTTTGATACTTATAATAATGGTTATAATGCTACTCTAGGTGGAGATGGTGGAAGAACTTGTTCAAAATTAAATGAAAGTACAGTCCAATTAATTATTCAAATATTATTAGATGAAAATAATTTAAATTCATTAGAACAAATTGCAAAATAGTTTAATATTAGTACTACAATTATATCTTCTATAAATCAAGGGAAAGCCTGGTATAATGAAACATTAAATTATCCATTAAGAAAATATAATGTAACAGGATTAAGCATTAATAAATAGACATATAATAAAATTATTAATGATATAAAGAATACAAATTTATCTTTAAATAGTATTTCTAAAAAATATAACTTAACAGAAAATTAGATATGTGCAATAAATAATGGATACGAATGTTATAATGGAAAACATCCATATTATACTCCTATTTACGAAGGGCCTTTTCCAATTAGAAGTACAAATAAAAAATTGATATAACTAATAATATTCAAAATATATTATATGATATTATTTTTACAAAAGAATCTATGTCTAAAATTGGAGCAAAATATAATCTGCAAGGAAATACTTTAACATACATAGCCAATGGGAAAAGAAGAAAAGAACTAACTAAAGATTTTATAACTCCATTACGACATAATATAGAAATAAATAAAAAAATTTATAAAAAAATATATTCAATTAAAGAAGGTGATTAAATGCGATACTCTCGAATAATATATAATGATTTTACTGCTGCACCAGGAGTAAGTTTAACTTTTTTTGTTCAAGGGTGTCCTTGACACCAATTAGATGTAAAGGTTGCCATAATCCAGAACTCCAAGATTTCGGAGGAGGCAAGGATGTTGATGGTATTGTAATAAATGATATTATTCAAGGTATTTCAGCCAATGGTATTTAGCGCAATCTTTGTATTATGGGTGGCGAACCTCTTTGTGATGAAAACAAGTTTTTAACTTATATGATAATTGAAAATGTTAAAAAGGTATATCCAGATGTGAAAGTTTATATTTGGACTGGCTATGTTTTAGAAAACTTAGTTAAAAGTAATGATGATAGAATTAAAAGAATCTTAGATTTGACTGATACTATTATTGATGGTCCTTATATAGAAGAAGAGCGAGATATTACTCTCCATATGCGCGGCAGTAAAAATCAAAGAATAATCAATTTAATTGACTTACGAAATAAATTATGATATAATTTATGTAGAAGGTGATTAAATCTGGATACAACAAATTTTAGAATAACATCTACGCATCCAAGTTGCTATGAAGATTTTATTCCATAGGTTGGTGAAATTGTTTATGTACAAGAGACTGAATCAATATGGATATATGTTGAAGGTTAGTGGATGCCATTGTGTGATAATATAAAGGTAGATAATGATATGAATTTATATGAAATGAATCAAAATATGGTTAAGCAACTTCCTGTATTAGATATTACAGAAAAAGAACTTAACTTAATTAATCAATTACATAATATTCATGGGAATCAATATTATATGCTTCTATGTAATGATATGAAGTATTATACTATTCTTAAAGTATCTTCTGCTTGGGCTATTATGCCTACTATGTGTGAAACTCTTGGTTTAACTGTTGTTGATTGTTTAAAAAGTGTCGGTGATATTAAATCTATTGATTTAGTTCCTGATAATTCCGCAATTGAGATTTGGCTAGAAAACACAGAAGGTATATATTGTATGTATTTATTCCCATATGATGAAGGAGTTGTTGAATTCCGTGGCTAATAGATATATTGTAAGTAATTTATCAATGTTTAATTATCATAATAAAATTTATATTTATAATGATAATGGCGAAAGTGAAGAAATTGGCGAATGTAATTTAAATGACGCCGCAGAGCAAATTGCTTATCATTGTTTAAATAATGATATTGAATTTGTTCAAATTTATGGCAATGGTTTGTATTTAAGACCAATAGCAAAAAGTATAGTGCGCGAAGTAGATAAACAAAAATTGAATTATTCTAATAAAAATTTAAAGGTAAAGGTAACTATCGGATGAAATATTTAGTAAGTTCTGTTGATACATATAGAGTAAATACTGTTGAAGAAGTTGAACAATTTCACGAAGAATTAAAAAATGATGCTCATTTTACACTTGCATCTTTTGGTTATAAGCATAAGGAAATAAAGCAGAAGGGTGAAGTTATTGATGAGTATGAACTTGTTACTGTAAAAAAACTTTTTAATAATGAAAAAGAACCTGATAGCGATATTAAGATTACTTATGGGATGGACTTTTAATGAATAAATTTGAAGTAGTAAGTAGATTTAAAGATAGTAAAATTAATTTAATTCCTACTCGTAAAACTAATGGTAGTGCAGGTTATGATTTTTATGTTGCAGAAGATATTATTATTCCTCCTTACTTCGTTCAATTAGATAAAATGGAAGAATATGGTGGCCTCATTACTATGAATTTAGAAGAAGTTGCTAATAAAACAAAAGAATTAAAAGCAAGACCTACTCTTGTTTCTTCTGGAGTAAAATGTTAGTTAGATGAAGGTTTGTATCTTGAACTTTCTACCCGCAGTTCTACTCCTTTAAAGTATTGGTTAATTCTTGCCAATAGTGTAGGAATTATTGATAGTGATTATTATAATAATGAAGATAATGAGGGCGAAATCTTTTTCCAATTAATTAATTTAAGTCCTTGGTATATTAATCTTAAAGCAGGAGACTGTATTGGCCAAGGTATTATTAAACAGTATGATTTAACCGATAATGATTTTACTGATAAAATCCGTAAAGGCGGTTTTGGGTCTACTGATATTTTTGATGCCTTCTTTACTCGGCGTCAAGATGATGGAAAATGAGAATACTTGCATTTGATTAGTCCTCACGTGTAACTGGATATGCTGTTTTTGATAATGACAGATTAATCGCTTATGATAAATTCACTTGCGTTAGTGATGATATTGGTGAGCGACTCGTTCAAATTAGAAAAATGCTTTTGGGTTTAATTGCTATTTATGACCCAGATGCAGTCGCTTTTGAAGATATTTAGTTACAAAATAATATTATTAATAATGTAGAAACTTTTAAAGTTTTAGCAGAAGTTTTTGGTATATTTTATGAGACTTTAAAAGAAATTGGAATAGATTATCATATAGTTCCATCTGTTACTTGGAAAAGTAAATTAGGAATTAAAGGTGCGAAGCGTGCTGACTAGAAGCGTGCGGCCGCAGCCTACGTCGCGCAAACATATGGAGTAAAAGCCACGCAAGATGAATGTGATGCTATTTGCATTGGTGCTTATGTAAGCAATATACCTGAAGACTATGATTGGTCAGAATAAATAATTCTCATACCTCTAAATTTTAAAGTATTTAGAAATTGGAGGGAGGGAAAACCAATGCTAACATTTTTCGCAACCTATGGAACTGAAGTTATTCTTGCGGTTGTAATTTTAATTGCTACTGGCATTTGCAAATATTTCTATAATAAAGCAAAAGAAATTTAGAAACTTTATGATGGAGAAGAGAAAAAAGCAATTGACAAAGCAATTGATAAAAAACTCGAACCAATAGTTGAAGAGTTAGATGAATTACGCATGGCCCTTCAAAAGAATAAGGATTTAGAAGAATCTCATTTAAGGATAATTCTTTCTTCTTATCGTTACCGCTTAATGTCTTTATGTAAGCAGTATATAAAACAGGGCTATATTACTCCAGAACAATATGACCAATTAACTGAATTTTATAAAGTTTATCACGATTTAGGTGGTAATGGTCAAGCAAAAGAATTCTACGATAAAGCGTTAAGTCTTCCTTGTCACGGAGACGCTACAGTGGAAGTATATCACGAATAAAAAAAATAGGGAAAGTGAATTAATTCACTTTCCCTATTTTTTATTTTAACAACCTTTTATATCACAAAAAGTTTGATTAGTAATATCAATAATTTCTTGACCGTAAGTTGCAATTAAATCTGCTACTATTTCTTCGAAATATATATCCATAAGAATACCATAACTAAACATTGCCGCGTGTACTAATTCGTGACATAAAACTTTTTTAAACATTTCTCTATCTAATGATTCATAAATATAAATAGTTTTATCAATATCATCACAACATCCAATAGTAACAGAACCATCACTTCGAATTAACGTTGGATGATTGGTAGAAACCAGGATAATTTGCCAATATTCACCATTAATAACAAACATTATTTAACCTAACCGATTTTAGATGCTAAAGCCGAAACTCGTTTTTCAAGATATTGTCTTTCTTCTGGTGAAGCATCTTCAATCATTTCTACCATATCCTGTGTTAATTCTTGCATATATTTTTCTAATTCTTTAATTTGAGATGCTTTATCTCGATGCATCTCTTTTGATTCCATATAAGTTTTTCTTGTCTAATGACTGCGGCCTTCGCGTGGGTCACGCATCATCATATCATATTCAGTATAAGAACGATTACTGCCGCCATTTGAAGAACTACTACGACCACTTTGTCCAGAAGAAGAAGAGGATGAAGAGGAAGGAGTATAATACATTCTACCCTTTTCTCTGTCCATATCTCTTTCATTATACATTGGTTGAGTATAGTAATGATACTCCTTTTCTTTCTCTTTTCCTTTTTCTTTCATCGCTTCAGTAATAGTGCAATAATACATTGCTTCTTCTAAATCTTTCAACATATCAATTGCTTCTCCAAGTTCTTTAGCATCAACATCTTTTAAATTACCCATTTGACTTTGAACGCAAGCCATTAAGGACTATTTCATCATTTCATATTGACTCATACACATATTAATCCTCCTTTTTATGCCACACGTTCAACAATCAAATTGGCATTCTGAACATTGATTGGTTGAGTACTTACATTTCTTACACTAACGCTCATACAGCAATTGCGCGGAACATCAATAAATATAGCGCTAAATACATTAAAAAATTCTTCAACGGCTGCAGGAGTAACTATCATAGTAGTTGTTCCAATTGCCTCTCCTTCAATAGCAATTGCTAAAGAGATTGCTTCAACGGTACCACCAGTAGGAATTGAAATATTGCCGCCGAAACTCACTTTAAAGCGAGCCCGACTTTGGCAATTAGTAATTCCTCTTAAAGTAATAAGACCACTACCATCACGATGGACTATGGAGCAATTCCCGCAAGTTACAGTATCAGTAAATTGAACATTCTGATTCACAGGGACAACCTGTAATACATTAGCAGTTATTTCCATTTATTTTCCCTCCAATATAGTGTTTTATTACTTATTAACCAAAATAGTTACTTCCTTCGCAGCATCCGCTACTTCTAAAACCATAACCATAAGGACTATAGCAGCAGTTAGGATTTGGTACAAAGTACGCAGGAATTGGGCAAGGATCACTTAATTTACTTACCAAATAGGCGTTCTGGGCTTGCTGGGAAGCAGCAAATTTTAGTGACTGATTCTCGGCCTGTAAAGCAGAAATTCTATCTTGTGTTAAGAAATCTAAAATAGAACGAACACCTGCATTCTGATTATCAATAATATCACGAGTAGAATCGCTAATAACGTGGCGAGTATCACAAGACTGAGTTGCTAAATTATAATTGGTATCAGAGAAGCCACGTTCAATGGCTCTTTGAGTTCCACAGCAACAGTCGCTTATTTGATGAGATAAACTATTCATTGCCTGCGCTTCTTGGTAGCCTAAAGTACAAATAGCATTATCAATTCCGTGGAAACCACTCATTAAAGCATTATTTAATGCATAAGTACTATCTGCTAAACCATAAGTCTGCTGGTCTAATTTAGAAATTAAAGTCTGCTGGTCAACAGCAGCACGCACATCTTCTTGAGTGGCAGGGAGTCCATAACGCATTCCACCACCACCACCAAAACCACTACCGCCGAAGCCCCATCCGCCGGCAAATAAGAATAATAAAATTATCCACCAACCATTGTCGCCAAATAATCCATCACCATTTCTACTGGAGCCACTGGTGACAGCGGCAATGTCGGCTAAACTATACATACTATTTCCAAACATTTTCATTTCCTCCAATTAATTTAAAAATTATTTAAAACCATATTGGGCTTTAAATTTTGCAAATTCTGTATCGAAATCTAATCCTCTTTGAGCAACTAAATTTCGAGCAATTTTTTCAATCTCACTCGTTTGTCCAGTCCGTGCGAGATTTAGGAGATTTTCTCCCATTGGGGTTCCTTTCATTTGATTTTCTAATACACTCATTACTAACTGTTGTGGATTATATCCTTGCTTAATCATCCCAATCAACTAATTGGGGTCTACGTAGAACATTGGAAGATACCTCCTTTAAAATTAAAATTTAAAAACTGGTTGCGATTGCTGTGCCGCAGGCTATGACATTTCTAATAATTTACCCTCATATGTTTTTATTAATTGATTAATTACTTCTTCAAATTCTTCACGGGTAACATAAGAAGAGTCATTAGACTGGTCAGCAGGTTTAATTTGGCTTAATTCGTATAAATTTATACAAACCGTGCCATCCATATTTATAGATTTAGTATAAATTTTTTTATTTGCTACATCTGGAAAATAAAACACTGAACCATCAAAATCAATAGGAGAGGCTTTCACTTCTTCAATAGAAGAAACAGGCCTAACCTATGATATTACTTGAGGATTTATGTTCCAGTTTGTATATGGCTACTATCTATAATTAGGAATAAATTGCTATTGCTGATAGGGGTAATTCATAAATAGGCGCCTCCTTTACATTTTCATTTTCCTTACCTCTTCATTACTATATAATTTTTAAGTCAAATAAATAAATAAAAGAAACTCACACATTTTTTGATAAATTTTTCGTTGCTGCGTTTTTAATTAAATTTTTCAAACTCACAATTTTAATTGAAAAAATTTTTCTCACAATTTTAGTTGATTTTTTCACAAAAATATGTTATAATATAATAAAATAATAAATAAATAAAAAGGAGAAATCAATGTTATCGATTGCTATTTACAGTGACAATTTAAATGACGCACGACTTCTTCAATCAAAAATTTAGGATTTTCTTGTAGAGAATAAAATTTTAGCAAAAACTAAAGTATTTGATACAATGGAAAAATTTATTACAGTACCTGATACTTTCGATATTTATTTTATGGATATGGACTCAAAAGATGATGTATTAAGCATTGGAAGCCAAATGATAGATATTGACCAACAAAGTTATTTTGTATATTGGAGCAGTGATAAAGCATCTGCATATGATGTAACAAAAATTCGTGCAAATTACTTCTTATTAAAACCCATAGAACCTGGAGACTTGGAAGGTATTATGAATAGTATCAAGAAAAGAATTAAAAAA